TTTGTAGCGTTCCTCAGTGCCATCGATGGCACGGAAGATGCGGATTGTCTCGGTGACGTCCTCAACCTTGTAGTATTCCGCGATGTAGACCACATCGGGCGTGCACCAGTCGAACTCGTACTGGTGGATGATCTTTGGCCAATCGGTTGGGTCGTCGTTCCACTCTTCCTTGTAGGACTCGTAGGTCATCGAGTAGATGACGTAACAGAAACGGGCGTCGGCCTTGTCCTGGCGCTTGGCGTTCAGGTCAAAGAACACGGAACTGTCGGCATCGAAGATCGGCTCGATCTGGATGCGCTGGCGCTCGTTGTCCTCGTCCTCGTCGTCCTCGTAGGAAGTGCGCAGACGCCAGGCACCAAAGCCACCGCCCACAGCTTCCTCGAAGGCGTTGTCGTAGGCCTCGTCGGCCACGCTATCCTGCTCGTCGGCGCGGTACAGCCCATCACAGGTCTCGGCCAGCTTGTCAGACTTGCTGCCATCCTTGGCCACATAGTCCACGGTGATGCGGTTGTTGCGGTATTCGTTGATGATGCGAATGACCGACAGCATGATCTTGTTGACCTCGAACTTCGGCTTGTTCTCGTAGATGTCCCACAGTGGGCCTTCCCACTGCGCACCAGACAAGCTGTAGAAGCGTCGGTCTTGAAGGCATTGCAGCCTTTCGTCCCGCAGCGCTGACTGAACGTTGTCGAACTGCGCGAGCGCTTCGGCGTGTACGTTAGCCAGTCGCTGATCTCGTGAAATGCGTGCCATATTTTTGCCCTCGTTTCAAGTATTTTCTCACCATTTGTTCACAGTAGGCAATGGTTTGACCGTTGCCGTCCGGTTGGCCGGGAGACGCTGCACCAGGTTGATGGCGTCGAACATCGGGTCGAGCTGGTCATCATGAGCACCAGCCGGGAAAGCTGCAACCTCGCTCAAGAAGTCCGAAAGCCATGGCGCGTCCTGCGGCAGCACCACGTTGCCAGAGGCAATGAACGGGGCCGCGTCGTAGCCTCGGCTGATCTTGTCCTTGCTGCGTTGCACGGCCACCACATGGATGCCCTCGCGCCGCAAGGTCTGGATCAGGCCGGTGCCGGACACCTTGTCCTCGACGTACATGCCGCGCAGGGCAGAGCCTTGGGCCACCGGGCGCATGTCGTTCAGGTGCTTGAGCCAGAAGGCCCTGGCGTTGATCAGCAGCTCGGGAGCCTCCCACTTGCCGCGCACCTGGTCGAGCTTGACGGCCTGGCCAACGGTCGAACGCGCCCAGCACTGCAGTACCGACCAGTCGTTGTGGTCGGCGGTCTTCTGGGCCGTATCCACGGTGATGAAGCGGAATTCGAGCTGCGGGACGCTGGCCCAATACTTGAACCACTCGGTGTTGATGATGCCGCCGCCACGGGGCGCAGGCCGCTGCTGGAGCTGGCCAGCCGTGCCGTATGGGCCGAGGGTTTTCTCCAGCTCGGACACCTGGGCCTCACCAAAGCGCTCTGGGAACATCAGCTCGCCTTCCTTGGTGCGCGGGTCAGTCCAGCCGATGCTGGTGGTGCAGCGGTGCTCAGGCTCAAAGCGCATCGGGATGCACAGGTGCACGTAAGGCAGGCCCATGTCCTTGATGACGCCGGAAATGTCCTTCTCGTTCAGGCGCTGCATGATGACCACGATGGCCGACTTGTCGGAGTTGACGCGGGTCGGAAGCGTCTCGGTGAAGGCGATCTTGGCCGCCTCCAGCTTGGCTTGGCTGTTGGCGTTGTCGGCGCTGATCGGGTCGTCCAGGATGACGCGGTCGCCACGCACGCCGGTCATGGAGGTGAAGGCTCGGGCCTGGCGCACGCCTTTGCGGGTATTCCCGAACTCGCGCTTGCCGTCCAAGTCAGCCAGCAGCTCAATCGGCCAGAGCTTCTGGAACCAGTCGGACTTGATCAGGTCGCGGCAGCGTCGGCTGTCTCGGATGGCCAGCTGCTCTTCGTGGGCCGTGCCGACAAAGCGCATCTCGGGCATGTCCCGAGGCCCCCACTCCCAGGCTGGCCAGATCACGCCGGTCAGCAGGGACTTCATGGAGCCGGGTGGCACGTTCATCAGCAGGCGGTTGATCTCGCCCTTGGTCACGGCCTCCAAGTGCAGGCAAATGGCGTCCAGCGCCCATCCCCACTTCAGCTCGGCAGCAGGTTCAAGCACGCGCCAGGCACGCTTGGCAAACTCGGCCAGGCTGCGCCTGCACAGCTCGCGCTCGACGGCCAGCAGGTCAGCTTCGGTCAGTAACATCGTCTTTGGCCGCGATGATCTGCGCCAGCACGTCTGTGGATAACTTCGAGGCGTCGATGGTTTGCACTTGCAAAGGGTTTTCCTTGTCGCCTGCCAGCTCCAGCCGGTCGCCGTACTTTTTCGGGGCCAGCTTGGAGAGCAGCCACTTTCGGCTGTCCACTTGCAGTTTGCGCTGCTGAATGGCCTGCCAATCGCGCTTTCCGTCTCCAGTCTCAGGGACTTCGCTGTCGGCCAGCTCCAGCACCTCATTCGCCATGCGCTCGATCAGGTCTTCCCTCGCGTGCGCGTAGTCTTCCGCAAGTTTAACGTCAGCATCTACCCATCGATTAAACGTGCTTTGTGGAACTCCTGCGGATTGGCAAGCCTTGAAAGCGCTCAGGCCGTCTCTCATCCCTTGCAGGACGGATTGACAGATGGCGTCCTTGTCTCGCTCTGGCTTTGCTGGTTTCGCTGTTTTTTTGGGCTTTTCAGTGCGTTTCGTTGCCATTTTTGAATCCTGCACTCAAGATGTTAAATGCTGTTGCAGCACACAGAGGGACTTGTCCGTTTCCAATGGCTTTAAGTCTGTCCACCCTAGCGGCCACCCCATCAGCCACTCGACCCACGTTGGGTTCAGTTTGCCACCATTCCCTGCGCCCATTTGTCTGGCTTCTTCGATTGTTGTGTTCTTGTTGAGCAAATCCCATGATCCACTGCCGCCACACATCCCCTTTGTTCTCGGTGTCGGCCAATGAACCTGCGTCCCCAAATTCGGTGATTTTCTGTTTCCCTGACTGGCTCCGCTGTCCTTCCAATCCCGTGCATTTGGACTTGCCCATTCCATTTGCTTTTTTTTCAGCGCTTTCCTGGAGTTGCTTCCTCCATCCAGTCCCGAGCAATTCGGCGTGTGAAATGTTGTCTCTCCGTCTGGCGACAATCCAGATTCTGTCCCTCTGATGATTTGCTCCAACATCGGAAGCTCCCATAACAGCCCATCGAGTGTCATACCGTAGCGCGGTAAGGTCTGCAATAACTCTGGCTCCTCCCCTAGTAGTGAGCATTGGGCTATTTTCCACAAAGACGAATCTGGGTCGTATTTCGCTAACCAACCTCGCCATGTGCCTCCACATTCCGCTACGTTCTCCGTCAAGTCCTTTTCCTTTTCCTGCCGCTGAAATGTCTTGGCATGGAAATCCGCCAGATATGACGTCAACAATTCCTCGCCACGGGTTTCCATCAAAGGTTTGAACGTCATCCCATACTGGGAAAGGCGGGAGAATTCCGTCATTTTGTCTGGCGCACAATACGCTTGCTGCATATGGCTCCCATTCGACAGCACAGACTGTTCGCCATCCGAGCAGCCCCCCCCCAAGTATTCCTCCACCAGCGCCTGCGAAAAGAGCCAACTCATTCATAACCACCTTTCAGTCTGTTTTTGATGATGTGGTGTGCGCCACTTTTTGAGATATTCAAGAACAAAGCAACATCAGCAACAGACGCTCCGTCTGAAACCATTTTTTTGATCACATCAGCCATTGGATGCTTTGTTGGTTTTGTGCCACGCTTTTTGTGCCATGGTTTCTTGAAATTTTTTGGTCTCGCATATGTTCCATGCAGCTTTTTTTGCTGTTCGTTTTCTGAATGACTGACCCAAGCAAGATTCGATGGAGCGTTGTTTTTTGGGTTCCCATCGAGATGTGATGCCTCTTGTTTTTCCTCTGGCAATCCATGAAAAGCCATGCACACGAGCCGATGGACTGATGTTTTCACGCCACTTCCAGCTTGGCAATACTGGTAAGCGTTCGCCATCCACGGTTTGAGTTTCTTTCCCTTCAGCATGAAAAGACGCTCGACACCCTTGATGGTTTTTTTGACCTGTCGATCTTTCGACCAAATTTCTCCAAGACTATTCGCCATGTAGCCTGGGGCAATGGGTATGTCTCGCCATTCGATTTCCATAAATGCCTCACTGCATTGTTTGGAAATTATTGTAAGGGTTTAATCTGAAGTTGTCAAGGGTATCAGCGCATCGATCTGGATAGTTTCGAGCTGGTCTGGGAGTTTCATTCTGTGGGCCTTTCGATGTGAACTTCTACGAATCCGCCGACCGTCTCGCCCTTGCGGATGGTCAGCGTCCAGTGTTTGTCGTCTACCTTGAGCACGTCGGCCAGTCCGTCCAGACCGGCTTTCATGCGTGCCAGGGCGTTGTCCAGGTCGTACTGCCTGCGTGTTGGCGGGTAGAACGTCAGGGTCAGGTGCAGGCTGGCGGACTGGATTGGGCGTGCGCCTTGCTCCATGGCCTGCCAGAAACAGGCCTCGCGGTATTGCTTTTTGAGCTTGGCGGTCTTGGCCCAGTGGTTTCTGGCGTTTGGGGACAGGCCGGTGGGTGGCCATGGCAGGATGATGATCATTTCCACCTCGTCCAGATCAGCCAGGCGTACATCGCCAGGACAGCCCACCATTGGCCAAGTGCAACAAGTGCAATGGTCAGCAGGACGGGCCACAGGGTTTCAAACTGCTCCATTGTCGCCTTCCAGCCGGTCGGCCACCAGGGTGGCGTAGCCTGCGATATCGATCCAGTTGTCGGCATAGTTCGGGTCGCCGTTCAGGATTCTGGCCACCTTGTGCATAATCATTTCCAGGGCCTCCCGCTGGTCATGGGCAAGGTCGCACCCTCGTTTTGCCTCAAAGACACGAACAGTTGCCTTGAGCTGCTGTGCAATTTCGGCATGGCCATCAAAGGCCCCATACCTACTGCCGCGCTCGGCCAGCGTTGCGTTGATGTCGGTCATTTCAGTCGCTCCAGTGAGTTGTTTTGCGCGAATCTTTGCTTCCAGCATTGACCTTTTGCAATCCGCCATAGGTGTCCATATCGAAAGCCGGTCTGTTTTGCAGCATCGGCAGGCGTGATTTTTCCGGACTGCAAGGCGTCAACAAGAGCAACTGGCACCTTCGCGGCATGATGATCTTGGCCTCGTCTATACAGGCCGCGATCTGTTCGGTCTTTCATGTTGCCAGTCTGGTTGTCCCAGCGCAGGTTTTCGATTTTGTTGTTGGTCGGATTGCTGTCGTTGTGACAAGCGAACTCATGATCGGCAGGCATCCTGTCAAATGCCATGAGTACAAGCCTGGAAACCAGCTCAACGTACTTTTTCCCATTGATGCCGAATCGAACGCTCATGTAGCCATTCCGGTCGTACTGAGACAGGATGCGGCCTTCGTATTGCTGGGTCACATCCTTGTCATGCAATCCGCAGTACTTTGTGACTGTTCGTGGGTAGCTGTAAATCCTGCCAAGGTTTGATGCCGCGATCCATCCATCGTACTTCGGCACGTCTTTGAAAACTTCTCCTTCAAGCAGTTTTTTTTCGAACGTCATCGAGCAAGTCCATTTCTGTGAATCCGTAATGGGCCTCAAATGCTTTTCTGCCCATCCCGTGAATTCCCATATTACCACGATGATGATTAACGCACAAAGGCAATACATCCATGTGGCTGGATCGTTTGCCCATTCCAACACCTGTTCTCGGATGATGCAGCTCGACCGGGCCTGGCTCATGTGGGCCGTGTATGCGCCAGCACACAGCGCAACCTAGCTCGGCCACGCGGCTCATGTGCTTGCGTTCTGCGATTGTGGTCATTTCGCCTCTATCTTGTAATCGTGGAACACGGTGCCCAGGCTGGCATCGCCAACCTTGCAAGCCTTGACCCAGACGTTTTTTCCGCTGGCCAGTCTGCGAATGTGGCCGCGACGGTCGTGCAGCCTGGGGGACGCGTGCGTGCCGCCTTTCGATTCGCCTTTGGCGGTCTTTGGGCCGATCTTGACGGTGCGCCAGTCGTAGGTCGGCGTTTTGCCTGCAGCGATTTTGCGCCTGTTCGTGAAGGTGTTGGTTATCACGGGCTGATAACACTCGCAGCCGGTGTCCATGCTTTCCAGCCACTTGGACATGGTGGCCAGCATGATCTCGGCCACATCTCTTGGCAGGTCTTGGCCTTCATCGACGGGGCCGTACTTGATCTGGCCATCCACAATGGCGTAAACCATCGGCGGGAAGGTGGTGTATTTGCCAGGCTGTCCCTTGCTCAAGTCAAGAACGATGCCTTCCTGTGGATCATCTCCAGCGGCCAGCATCATCATCTCGTAACGCTCGTGGCTTGATGTTTGTCCGGCCCAGAGCACCAGGCTTTTCTCAAACGGTGGCCGGTGGGTCGTCAGGTTGTCGATCTTGATGCCGGTCGACAGGTTAGCGCCTGAAATATCAAACCACTGCATTTCGGTCGGGTCAAAGCCGGATGCAATGACCGACTTCATGATGGAGCGAACGTGGGCTGTTGTCATAGCCTCTCCGTGT